CTTTGCACCTTGGTTCTTAGCAAAGCTGACAGGACCGCCGTCAATGATTTCAACATTTAAACTACCCTTCATTTGCTGAATAACCCAACGTGTATTGTCTGTAGAACAATCAGCAATGATAATTCTGGTATCACCAATCATTTGGTTGCGCAAATGTAACATCAGCCACCCTATGTAATCCTGCTCGTTCTTGCAAGGGATTACAATTGTAATTTTATCACTCAGTCTTTGTTGCATGTTGTATATTCTCTCCACCATTTTTGCCAATCGATAAAAGGATCTTTTTGAGTATCAAACTGCATATGTAATGCTAGACTGGGGATCGGACTGAACTTGATAGCATGATTCCTCCAAATTTCACAAATAGTATTACCCTCATCTACGTGTACAACGTTGGGATCAGAATAATCAGGATTGTATTCGAGTGCTAATTTTTCAAATAATGGCCAGTGCTTTTTTATAACCTCAGGACGAAGCATGAATGTATTGGTTGTCCAAGTACCAGTGCGCCAATGTCTGTTACTTCCATGTACAACAAAAGATCGTTCCATCCATTTAGGACCATAGTCATCAGGCAAATCAAAAGGAAATATCACTATTTCTGAACCAGTTTTTGAAGTAAATATTTCGTAACTGTCTAACATTTCATTGATAGCAGAGGGGCAATGCAAGTAATCATCTTCAATAGAATAAATCAGATCTGCATTGCTGTTTTTTGCAAACTCAAACTGTTTTAATGCTGAAAAATTAAATCCTGGTCGAGAAAGTCTGTGTAACTCATAATCCCAATTAGATTCTTGAAAAATAGTATCTATGTTAGATATAAATTCTTCACTACTATGATCATCTAAAATTTTAAAATATATTTGTTGGTTTTTTACTTGATTAGCAGAATTAACATCCAGTTATCAGTGTAGTTTTATCAAATCCACAATAACGTGGTCCGTGATCATGTACATTAGATCTATCATGAGTTCTAAGAATTATTTCCAATTTCATCATTATTATCCTCTAAGTAAATTAATATTTCCCAAGTGCCATCGTGGTGCTCAACTAAAGCAGAACATGACTCAACCCAGTCACCATCATTCATGTATATTACACCGTCGACTATCTTTATCTCCGGATGATGAATGTGGCCGCATATTACACCATCGAATCCTCTCTTCTTACAGTACAAAGCCATATTTCTTTCGAATTGAAATATGAAATCAACAGCCTTCTTCACTCTTAGTTTAAGGAAACGACTAAGACTCCAATATCCAAAACCAAACTTACGACGAATCCAGTTGAATTTATTATTAAGGTTGAGAATCAAGTCATATGCCTTATCACCTAAAAACGCAAGCCAAGGAGCTAGTCTAGTGATACCGTCAAATAGATCGCCATGTGTTACGAGGTAATGCTTGCCATCAACACCGATATGCTCACACTGGTTGCATATCTCTACTCTTCCGAATCCGATTCCGTATGGAATTAGCGGTCTGAGGAATTCATCATGATTACCAACAACAAAGACAACTCGCGTACCCTTCTTGGCGTACCCGAGAATTCTTCGAACAACGTTTGTATGTGATTGTTTCCATCTCCACTTGTTTTGTTGGATCCTCCAACCGTCAATTATATCACCAACAAGGTATAGTGTTTCACACGAACTATCTTTTAAAAAGAGGGAGAGAGTTTCGGCCTTAGAGTCTCTTGTGCCGAGATGAACGTCTGAAATGAATATTGATTTGAATTTCGTCATCCATATATTTATCTAGAAAAAGATCCCATCACAAAAGAAGGAATCAGTTTGATGAGTGTATCGCCAGTTCCTTTGAAGAAGTTGGAATCAACATCGTGGTGTTCATTAGGAGGAGGATTGTGATGAAAATCAGCAAATCTGTTTGATTTTGTACCAGAGTTGTTCTGCTGTTGATTGACCTGCGTGATTGAGTTGGTTGAGTTATCAACCTTTGCGCCAGGTGAGTTGATAATAATAGTACCGACTGTGATATTATCACCGCTTATGTAAACACCACCACCTTGTTTTGGTTTAGGATTCTGAGTAGTTGATCGAACTGTTGTTCTTTCGACAATCACATCTTCCATTAGTATGCTACTGTTATCTTCTTTAGGAACGGAACTGCAGCCAACTGTAGCAATCACACTAGTAAGTATCGAATACTTCAATAGTTTTCTTAACATAATCTTTTGGATCTTTCACAAATACCTGAGGTAGGTCACCATCAACAGCAATCAAAATTACAATCTGCTCAATATCGAGATCGTACCTCTCCTTGCACATAAGACCGTATGCGGTAGACTGGATGAAATAATTCTCAATCCATTGTTCCTTCTTCCGCTTACCTGATGTCTTATAGTCTAGGATCGTGTATTTTCCGTTATACCTGCAAATCAGATCCGATGTACCAGCAGCTCTAAGTCTATCGGAATACAACGGATATTCGATACCATACACCTCTTCCACGTTCTGGTCAACATAAGGCTGAATGTCTAAGAACAGAGATGTTGTTGTAGGCATTTTGTTTAACGCAAAGTCCTCAACATTGGCCACATAGTCTTCCATCATTGTATGGAGCTTTGTTCCTCTTGTCGATGCTTTAGTTGAAATTCTGTTTGCTTCAGCTTCTCCTACTTGGTCTCTCCATTTCTGGATTCCGTCTTTGGATAGCTGAGAAAGGATCGTTGTGACAGATCTATACTTGTCGCCGTTAGGTGTGACATAGTATCTCTTGCCATCAATCTCTGTTCTTGGAATCTCCAAGCGAGGAAGTGGCTTATGCTCAAAGTATTTGTTTCTCAATTTAGGATCTGTATTTGTTTACTACTCTATCTATTTGATGTTCTCGTACAGACCTAGACAAAGTCCTGTCAGCTAACTGACTATTAGGATGAGCCTCTGCAACTTTAGACAACACTTCTTTGAATCCATTATCGGTCTTGATACCACCGACACCGGATACAATATTCATTGCTCTACCGGGCTCATGGTATCTCTCAACATCAGGATTACTTTCCATATACGAATCATATTCAGACATTCTCATCGAATGTTCAAAAATCTCATTCGTTTCTTTATTTCGAAACGTATAAGTTGCCATGTTACTTAACCGACCACTCGTTACCCTTTGGTACTTTTTTAACTGCTGACTTTCTTGCAGGTTTCTTCTCTGCTACAGTAACTTCGACTTTAGGTGCTTCTTCAGGTACAGCAACAGGAACTGACTCAAGTTCAGTTGAGTTGTGACGCTTAGCCCAAAGCCAGTGAGTAAGGTTAAGAAGACCTTTCTCAATTGCATCCATTACTTTATTATTCCAAAACCAATTACCTTGCATCTCCGTACTCCTTTTCATATTTTGAATCTACCTCATCATAGAAGTTATCATACTTCTTATTCTGTAAGGCTCTATCTATGTCTCGAACAGACCTATCAAACTTCTCTTTTTTTATAGCCTTGAAAACGTGGTGTTGTTTCTCATCTATTGTGCGAAACTGTTTATTCGTCTTACCCATTTATCCCTCTAATAGTCCTGGAAACATTTCTTCGACAAACTTCTTTGTGATTCCTTTATATGGAATCTTCTTGTCTTTGACAGCAAGTAGCAACTCTGCATCTTCCTTATCTAGGTTCTCTAACATCTGTATAAAAAGATACTCTCTCCGTACTTGCTTGAGGTTTGGATTGCCACCCTCAATAAACAGATATAGCTTACGAAGCTCACTGTACAGTACACTTTGAAGATCAGGAAGATCGTTTACTTTGTATGGCGGTGCTCCTTCGGGAAGAAGGAACTTAACCTTAGGATCATATGCATACTTGAGCAAAGCTCTAAGTGCAGCACTGTCCCATTTGTTTAAATACTCCATCCTATCTTGCTTCTTTTCAAATTCAGAAGTTTTTTTCAATATCTCAGCTAGACCTAGTTTCATCATCATTCCTATAAAAAGTCATTTACGTTTTCCATCAGCGAAGCCAACCTATGTTGCTGAAAGTAATTTATAATATTTGTTTTCTTGGGTGTCTCAAGTGATCTATGATATTGATCAAGGATTGCATTTGTAATATTATCCGGTATCTCGGAAAGATCAATCAACTTCTTGTTTCTTGCAATTCCAACTTTGAATTCTGGAATATCAAACAGTTGATCCCAATCCAACGTCACCCATTGATCGAGCTTAGACTTCATTATCTTTTTTTGTCTGATTCCATCGACTAGTGAGTTATCGGGTGACATTGCATTTGGAACACCGTCTCCGCTATCTCCACGGATGACAAGTTCTTTCAGATAAAGAT